GGTACTACACTACAGGATAGTACTAACTATTGCGATAGGAGTAATACTCTTACTTATCTGTACTGTATACTCGTTGTGCATACTGCTCATTTTATTCCCACTCAGTTACGTTACTCGGTCTAAGTATCGGGCTACCAACACCGCATTGATGGGGTCCGGAGACTGTTCGTGCTCGTTGTAGACGTGGAGTAGTACCAGCATGTGCCAAGTTTCGAATTGCGGCTCCTTCTCTGGGTCTCCAAAGTCCTCTCGGCACTCCTTACAGCGGTACGCGACACTGCCAATCTCACCCACCGACCCTCGGCAACCGTAAGCGAAACTCCAGATTGCTTTCTCCGATGCGCGGCCCGGCTGTGAGCGCGTCCAGATCGACGGCGCGTGCCAACTCTTCAGTGATGGAAGCGGGGCGCGTACCTAGATTTGTAACACGTAGCAGCCCACATTCAAACACTTCATTGGGCTGGAGGATGTAGCGACGCATTGTCAAGTCGTGTTCCATTATTTTTTCCCAGCGAACTTGCGCATCTTGTCCATCGCTGCCTCAAGCCCCTCGGTCCCGCCAGTAGGAATTGCCTCCGTGTGAATTTCCGGCATGAATTTGTTCGGGTCCATTGATGCCGTCTCACCGTACGCGATGTTCAAGATGATTCGCATGAGCGCCGAGAAGTCTTTCACGTCGGCGTCCGCGAAACTGGCCGTCGCGATCACCTTCGCCATGCGGCGCATCCCCATCATACACACAAGCTCGGCAAGTTCCTTCGAGTCCGTGAAGTCTTTGAAGAACTCCGCGCTGATGTTCGGCCCTTCCAGCGAGTACTTGTAGAGCAGCTTTTCGCGAGTGTCAGCCACCAGGCGCACAGGCTCTCGCTTTAGCGGCACTGGGGGCACCGCTGCGTCAGCAACCTCTATCTCTGGAGAGGCCACACCCGCAGCCGCGTCGAGCGCCTTCGCGTTCTCTGCCTCTTCGAGTGGACCGATTCTATTTGTTTTGGCTTTGCGTGGCATCGCTCTCATCCCGCTTCTCTGGCTTGAATTGAAAATGGAAGTTGCGATAGAACATCCAGTAAGTGTTCGGCAAATCAATCACACTCACTGGCTCCCCAAACTTCGCGCGCACCATCTCAGGAGTTTTGAACTGTTCGAGTTCTTCAGGCGTTAGCTTTTTCATCGCGCGTCAGTCCCAGAACGGTGCGTCCTCATCCCCAAACAGGTACCAGAGACAGTCCCAGACCATCGGCTTGCGCTTCACGACTGGAACTCGAATACTTCTTGGCTCATACGCTTCGCAGCAATCTCACAATACCGCTCTTCTATTTCAACGCCAATTGCGCGACGGCCTAAGTCTTTCGCCGCTCGTAACGTTGCCCCTGAACCGATGTACGGGTCGCATACCGTACCCTGATTCACCCAGCGTAACTGCAGGCACCACTTCATTAGGGCGACGGGCTTCTGAGTCGGGTGGCTCAACGGTCCATTCTCGCTCGCTCGCATCATCCCGTTCCACAGATGGCGGAATACGCGCACACCCTTCACGCAATTTGTCCACGCCAACTCAGCAGTTGCCTGGTCTAATTCGTGCGGTCGCTCTTTGTCCCACACCAGCCAACCAGATACAGGCGCGAGCTTGTCAGCAAAGTAGTTGCCTCCCCAGATGATTGTGCTCGCCGGAGTCATCAAATGCAGCGGGTCGAACGCCACGTCGTCCTCGAATACCTGCGCATAGTCGGAGCATTTTGCTAAGTTGCCGCGCCCTCGCGCAGCGTAATCGGTCGGGTGAGCGATGCCGTACGGCGGGTCTGTCAGCAAAACATCATAGTTCAAGGTCGGCAAAATCTCTCGGCAGTCACCGTGGTAGATCGTAATCCCCGCGTGTTCATAGTACGGCTTCATTTTTTGGGAGGCTCGGGCTTTGGCTTCTCGATCTTCACAAACTTCAACGTGTCCGGCTGCAAACTCCACTCTTCCGGCTTCACATTGCTCTCTTTGTACGCTTCGTCCATCGCTTTCGAGACTTGAGCGCCGAGAGCGTTGTACTGCGCTTCCAACTTCGAGAGCTGTGTCTGCACCTGGAGATACTGTGCTTCCACACTCTTTTGCTGAAGCTGGATGTCACGGATTTTTGCGTGCGTTGCGTCGGAGAGCACAGGGTCTTTGGACTGCGCGCTCGCCAGCGACGCGAGAAGTAGAAATGCTATGCAAAACTTTTTCATGCGACGTATGGTACAGTGATGTCGTTATGATGCGCAAGAGGCAAATCCGCGTCACATTTTCGATGCCGTTACAGCATCACCGCGCCATCACCAAAGCATCAAAGCGCGAGGATGTGACAATGGCCCAGTGGTTCCGCAGAGCCATCCGCAACGAAATAAACAGGAGAAAGAAACATGCAAGAGTTGGACTTCAAGTCAGCGATTGAAACGAACATCATCAACCTGGGGGAGATGACACTGGAAGCCTCTGAGGACCGCATCATCGTAATCGAGGATGAATTTGTAAGCGGTTACGAATGTAGGACTTGCGATGGTTTAGGCTGGTTGGAATGTGACAACTGTAAAGGTACCGGAAAGAGCACTATTTCAAAGGATGCTAGGTGCTCACAGTGTCAAGGAAACAAGCATGTCATCTGCCCTTCGTGCAAAGGAAAACAGGTCGAAGAGGGCGGGCTTGTCATCCCCGACGCGAGCGTGAGGCGACCGACAACCGGAACAATCGCGTCCATCGGCCCCGAAGTTACTACGTATAAGCGTGGACAAGCGGTAATCTATACCAGCTTCTCCGGGCACGTATTCGAGTTGAATGCATACGACACAAAGGCGCGTCAAGTTCAGATCGTCATCCGCATCATCCAGTCGAGTGACATACTCGCGAAGGTTACAGGACATCTAGAATTGCGTCGGTTAAAGAAGAGTCAAGCGGTCGGTACAGCAGCGTAAATCCCTGTAGACGACCTTAGGCTCGTGTGCTACCGTGCGCTCCGCTGATTCGGGGGCGACTCCCGAATTGAAGCGGAATCGCCTCCGCACTTTTCACTCGCCCCCGTTCTCAGCCTCCTGAGGCGATGAATGGTTCCACGCATCCGCACAGTCAAACCTGAATTTTTCCGACACGAAGAACTCTACGAACTTGAGAAGGAAACGGGCCTACCTCTCCGCCTCGCATTCGTCGGCTTATGGTGCTGCTGTGATCGTGAAGGCCGATTCCAATGGCGACCAAAAACCCTCCGCAGTTTAATCCTCCCATTCGATGATGATGTGAACTTTTCACGCGTGCTCGACGCGTGGGCCACGCGTGGATTCGTCGTCAAGTACACGTCCCAGACGGGTGAAGAATTGGGCTTTATCCCTAGTTGGTCTAGGCATCAGTACATCAACAACAGAGAGTCTAAAAGTACACTTCAAGCCCCGTCGAATCACAAGGTTGACGCGTCAGGCACGCGTCAGGCACGCGTGCCTGACGAAAATACGGTTTCGTTGTACGGGAACGGGAACGGGAACTATAAAAGAAAGACCCCCCTACCCCCCGTAAACGGGGGGAGTGAAAAATCTCACGACGAACTTCTCAAAGACGTGAAGAACTACGCGAGCATCGCATGGGGGCACGGACACATCGTGGTCCGATGCGGTCACAAAAGACTCTTCTCCCAAAACCAGATCGAGTCGATGGCCGGAACTTCTATCGAGAGAGTTTTGGAGATGATTCGGGCGAAAGGTTATTGGGCTGAGATTTACAAACAGTGAGGTGAGCGATGGGAACTGACAGTCGAGCATTGTTGGGCGAAGCTATTCGCGAAGAGGGAACCAATGGAGTGAGGATTTGTTGGGCGCATCCGATGCCGGTTTGGTTTGAGGATCGCGAGTGCCCGTGTTGTTGGCTGATGCGTGAAAATGAAAAAAACTACACAGGCCGACTCGTCAAAAGTCCGGGACCGAGCGACTATGCACGCAAGGCCAGTTAACGGACCAGCGCACAAGTGGGTGAAGTTTCTCACCTGCATCGGAGAAGTGTGGGAGTGTCGCGTGTGCCGAACGTGGACTACAAAGTTTCGGAATAAAAATTACCAGTCCAAATCGCAGTGCTGTGGAAAGGAGATTCGGTGATGGACGTTTTCTCAGCACCACAAATGCGAATGTTAATTCTCCCAATTTGCCGTGACATCTCCCCGACACTTGTCGGGCGGGAGTTCGCGGACCTCGATCCCGTACGCGACGCTAGTGCGCTGAAGGAAGTTTGTCGCATGGCGAATCTCGTGCGGTACGTGCGCATGGGACTTTCGCCTCACTGGATTTCCCCAGAGGAGTTGGAGTGCGCGCAAAAACTCGCACTCTCGAAAGGGTTCTGAAACATGAAGTGGGAACTGCTAGACCTCCCGAGCGACGACGCGCAAAAGTGGCGAGATACCGTGCGCTTGAATGCGCTCGGCAGTTTATTTTTCTTCTCAAACTTCGTGCTGAAAAAAACTCGACTCCAACTCTTGCACTGGCAAATGTGTCAGACCGTCGAGACCGACGACTTGCATCTTGTTCTCGAAATGCCGATGTCCCACTTCAAGAGCACGGTTTGCTCAGAGTCTCTGTCGATGTGGTGGGCGCTCTCGTTCACTGAGCGCGATGAAGAACTCATGCGTGGCCTCGGCTACGACGACGCGTGGATTCGGTGGATGAAGAACGCTCACGACCAGAATGCGCGCACGCTCATCACGCACGAAACAGACAAGCGGGTTGTCGAAATGGGTAAGGCAATCGACGGGCACTATGAGCACAACGATGTTTTCCGCTTTGCGTTCAGCGACCTCATTCCCGATGGCAACGTGACGTGGAACAACCACAGCAAATTCCAAAAGCGAAGCTACGACACGCCTGGCGACATGACGACGGCGACGTTCTCGATGCGCTCAACAAAGCAGGCGCTTCAGGGAATCCACGCGACGGGAATCATCAACGACGATTCGGTTGGACGAGAGGCGCAAAGGAATTTGCTCGAAGGCGACGGGCGAATCATGGACGACGTGTACCGCTGGTGGAAACAGAGCACGACGCGCTTCGACCCGGAAGCATTTACGAGAACCGGAATCGGGCGTCAACTCGTAATCGGGAATCGCTGGGCGCATCGCGATTTGAATTACTACATCCGCGAATTCCACCCTGATTTTAAAATCGAATCACACGACGCAGAGGGTGGGTGTTGCGAAGTCCATCCGGTCCACGGCGAGCCGATCTTCCCCGAAGAGTGGACGATGGAACGGCTGATGGAACAGAAGCGAACCCTTGAGCACGAGGGGAAGAATTACGATTACATAAACTTCTACAGGAATAAAACCACTCTGCCTGAAGATGCATTGTTCAAACCTGACTGGATTCGCAAGTACGTCTGCGCAGAATCCAGACCCGACCTCGAACCAACTGACATCCGCAATTTTTTAATGCTGCGTCACATCGTGAAAGACGGCGACCCAATTCCCGATTTGAATGCAGGAGTTTTGCACAAGCGCATGATCGTAGTTCTCGCGGACCCGAAGCGACGCAGGCCGAATCACGTTGTGCTGGTCGCAGGGTACGAACCAGAACGCGACTGGATTTATTTGCTGAAACTCGAAGTGGGCCGTCCGATGTTCGGAGAACTGCTCGATAAGATTTACAAACTCGCGCAGCAACAGCGACTCGAAGAGTTTTATCTTGCGAAGCAAGCGATGGACTCACTGAAGTTTTATCTGGACGAACGGAACAGGCGCGACAAAAAAAATGCGCTGAGAGTTTTTGAACTCGACTGCGACGACACGGACGCGGCACAGAGTTTGCGAATCGAAAGTTTGCAGTCGCTGTTCAAAGGCAAACAGTTTTGGACTCACCCGAGTTTTAAAGAATTTCTCGCGGAGTACGACTCGTATCCCGGTGGGCCGGTGGAAGTGCTGAACGCAGTGGGCATGATTCCATCAACGCTCGAAGGGATTCGCAGAAAAGATTTATCGGAATGGGTTCTCGCGCAGCAGCAAGCGTTCGCTTCTCGCGGTGGCGGGCACGGAGGGTACGGCTGATGGCCGATGAAGAAAAAGCCGAGAAGCGAATACTTGCGGACAAGAGCGTGACCGAAACACTCATGCGCGCAATCGAGAATGCGGACGGCATGAAGCACGTGATTGTGCTCTATGAAACGCAGCACGACCACAAGACAGCGAGCGGTGGGATTTATACGCAGGACGAGATGACACTCGCGCAAATCAACTGGCTTCTCGACATGGGAAAGCATTGGCTGTGGGGAGAATAAAATTTTTGTGCTAGTATCCCGCTGTCATGGCGACCGCAGCGCCACAAGTCCCGCAGATCGCGCCCGCTCCGCAGGCACCCGCGCCTCAGCCACTAGCTGAGCCGAAAGAATCTCCGCGCCTCACGTACCGCTCGAAGCGAGACTTCGAAATGCGCTCCGTCGCATTCGGAGGCGAAGTAGAAAAGCAAATCAACAAGTGGGTGTACGAGCAGATCGACGTTCGGCAGAAGCAACTCCGCAACCGGCACACCAGCAAAGTTCCCGAGTGGCGACGGCTGGCATCAGGCCGACCGCGCGACGAGAACAAGAGTTGGCCGTTTGAGAACTGTGCGAACCTAGTACACCCCATCATCGGTGAATCCACCGACGAACTTTCCTCTCGCGTTCTGCAACTCATCTGGTCTATCGCCCCGATTATTTACTATCGCTACCTCGCAGCAACAAAGAGCCAAGCCGAATTAATTCACAACACAAAAAAATCCCGACTGCTTGAGCAGTTCATGGATTTTGTTTCGAACGATTCGCGCGAGTTGGATTTATACCGCGTGGAAAATTTGTGGTTCCACGACTCGACTGTGCTCGGAACTGCGTGGGTCTGTGTCGCTCCCGAGAAGCGGCTCGAAATGGTTCACATCGGGTACAGCGAAGGCGAAGGAGATTTAAGCAAGCGCGGAAACAGATTTGCCGAATCGGAACTGTACGAAGGCCCGAAAGTTTTGAATCTGCGCGACGAGGACATGCTCTACGATCCCGACGCGGACACGCCGGAAGATTCCGACCTGATGGCGCGGCGCTGTTCAGTGAACCGCCGCAAACTCCAAGAGCGAGTGTTCAAAGGCTGGTACAAAAAAGCCGAAGTCGAAAAGATTATCGGGAAGCCCGACCGCTACGGGCCGACTGACATTCGCAAGCGAGAGAATTCACGCAAGGGCATCGTCGCGGACGAGGACCCCATTCTCGCGGAGTGGGATATTTTTGAATGTTATTTCTACTGGTACGTTGGCAAGAAGAAATACAGACTCATCGCGTGGTACCACAAAGAAACCAAGACGCTGCTCAACTGTGTTTTTAATTTCATCCCCGAGAATCAAATCCCGTTGATACGAACGCGCCTCTCGCTCGGTGAATCGGGAATGAACGGGCGAGGCTTCGCGGAAATCGGCCAGTACTTCCAAGACGAAATCTCCACCACGAAAAATCAGCGCATCGACGCAACGACGTGGGGAATGCTCGGACTGAATCGCTTGTCGCCGCAAAACCGAAACATCGACAAGAACATGAAAGTTTATCCGGGCGTGACACTTCCGTTCGGAGCAAACGAGTTCGAGCACTACAACGTCGGCAGCGTCGATTGGGGCCAGCTCTCGATGTCAAACGAGAGCAGCATGATTCAGCAAGCGCGTGAAAGATTTGGCGTCGGCGCTCCGGTGATGGGCATGGGAGCAGGCGCAGCGAACAAGAAAGGCCAGTTCGGAAGCATGGGCACGATGGCCGTGCTGCAAGATGGGAACTCAAGAAACAATCACCGCACTTCGGACTTCCGGCACTCGCACGTAAAACTTCTCTCGCTACTCACGGACATGTACGGAGCGATGGGACTTGGCGGGAAGGGTTCGCTGTTCGGACTCGATGACAGGTTGCTCGATGAAGCTCTCTCGGATTTTCTCGAACGCCGCATGAGAATTCCCGTGCGCGCTCAGACAGCAAGCTCGAATCGCGAAGTGACAAAGCAAAACTTAATGCTCTTGAATCCCGCGTACGATGGCTACGTGAAAGCGATGTCAACGGCGATTCAAGCGACGCAAAACTCTGGACTCCCCGACTTCTACAAAAAGTGGCTGAAAGAAACTGCCATCGGGAAAATGCATTTATTTCAGCAGATGATTCGCGAATTCCAACTCGCGGACAATCCCGAAGAGTTCGTGCCAAACATCGACTTCCCCGCAGAAGGACAGCAACCGAATGCCCCGCAACCGCAAAGACCCCAACAGCCAAATCCCAACGGACTCGCAGCGGTGGCCCAACTTCTTCGCAAGCCCGGAGGGAGCGCGGTCCCTGGTGGACCACCCGCACTTCCCGGCGCTGGTGGCGGACCTGAGACTCCTCCGCTTGGCGCTTGAGTACGACGTGATACACAACACTACAACTATGGAACTTACCAACTTTCTGAGAGGGCAGATCGCTGTGTGTGAGCGCGTGGAAACCGTCGCGGTCGAGTTGGATGAGTGGCAGAAAGAGCACCGATGAACAAACTACACGAACGCGAGACTTTGAACCTCATGCTGCCCGGTGGAGAAGCGGAGCAGTTTGTAGTCACCCGGAAGAGCTGGAGAAAGTTTCTTGTATCTCTCGAAAATAAAAACTTGACAAACCAAAGTGCTAGTACGTACATTTCCACTCGCGAGGCCAGTACGCATGGGCATGCTAGACCGGTTTAAGAAAAATCCTGACGGCGGCGAAGACCAAAGCAAAGCCGAAATGGACGCGATGTTCGCGAAGTTTGGCGAAATCATCGACGAGCGATTGAAGCCGGTGAACGAAAAAGTGTCCGCACTCAGCACCGACTGGGAAGCCGTCAAGACCGAAGCGACCAAGCCGCCCGTAGTGGACACCCGCCCCCGCGACGAACACGGAAACGTTCGCGACCTCACCCCGGAAGAACGACAGCGCAATCTGAATATCGCTCTCGCAGAGCAGAACGTGCAGAACTCCGCGCGATTCATTGAACGCGATACTATCGCGTCGCTCCATCAGGACTGGAAGCACCTCGCGCCGCAAATCGAGGAAATGTTCCGCAACACCGAAGTTTCGCGCAAGGCGAAGGGTGACTATGCGGAGTATTGCCAGAATTGCGCAGAGCTTGTGATCGGGCGCGAAGCGAAGAAGGCTGGATTGCGACGCCGGGACAACGGAGAATTTTTCCTCGAAGATAAATCCGGTGGCAGCTCGACTCCCGATTCCATTCTCAACAATCGCGAACTCGACTGGGACAATAACGGGCGCGTGATGACCGCGCATGAGCAGTTGCGCAAGCTCGGAATCGACCCGAAAAAATTCGAAGAAGCTGCTAAGCACGGAGCCGTCTGATGTCAGAGCAAGACCCGCAAATCGCGCTGAGCATTTCGCAACTCATCGGGCCGGATGGTATTCCGCCGTCCGCGATGAACGACGAGCTGCGCGACCTGATGAACCCTTCCATCACGGCGCGGCCCTTGCATTTACCTGAGTCGGGACGTATCAAAACGATACTCAACAACGAGTTTGTCTACTACCTCGCCTTCGACCGCTGCGGGAGCAATGCGCGGCATGATCGCGTCGAGCAGCTTCGCGCTGCCGGTTGGCAGTTCGCGACGACGAAAGACGTTGAAATGTTCTCGAAGGACAACGTGAAGTCGCCCATGGAGATTCGCTCCGGCGACCGACGCTTGATGAAAATCCCGAAGCAGCGCTGGCAGGAAATTCGCAAGGCGCAAAACCTTGCCGCGCTGGAGCAAATCAATCCACGCCGCCCGAACTCAGGAGCGATGGGCCTCGGCAACATGACGCCGAGTATGCCGTATGCCTTTGCGGAAGACGCAACGGTTCGCGCGGGCGCTCGCGTGAGTGACGCGACGCATGACATTCAAGAAATTGCTGCTGGTGGGAAAGCGGCAGGCAACGCTTCCGTGGCTCACGTAAAGTAGCGAAAAGGAGCAAGCGAAATGGCAAATTTTGCGGATTCAATCGAGCCGGTTCTGGACCTTGGCGGAGCCATTTCGTTTCCGATGCAGTACGGCGCGGAAGAGGCTTCGCAGACTGCCGTCGAAGGCACGCCGGTTCAGATCGCGAGCGGCGACGGCGGCGTTCAAGCATGGGACGGCACGACCGTAACGCGCGGCATCGCCGGTTTTGCGGCGATGAATTTTTCGAATCTCGGTTCGCTCGGGTCGGGCCAAGCTCAACCGTTCTCCCCGGTCCTTGGCCCCGGCTCTGTCATCGGTAACTACGCAGCGAACTCGAATCAGCCTCTCGCGGTAATCACCCCGCCGATGGTTCCGTTTTCGGACGGCACGATTGGTTTCTACACTGCCGCGCCAACAACGATCTTCATCGGCAAGCTCGGCACCTCGTCCACCGTTACCCCGGTAGCCACCGCGCTGACGCAGCGCGGCACTCTCGCGGGTCTGACGAAAGACACCGGGAACAACTACTGGTACGTGGATACGAACAAGACGAACGCTGTGCTTATCGTCGGATTCAGTCCGCTCGAAGCAATCGGCACAGTCGGCGGGCACGTGTACTTCGTGGTTCTGAACTCGGTAGCGCAAATCTTCCAGTAGTCGCAAGGGTTGGCGAAGTAGTATCAGGTATTGAGGAGGAGAGTAGATGGCACCCTTTGGAATTATGAACCGGCAGTCGTTCCCGCCACTGCTGGCACCTGGTCTCCGCCACATTTTCGTGGAGTTCTTTGACCTCAAAGAACACGCACCACAGTACCCGCACTACATGAACGAGATGACATCGGAAGATGCCTACGAGATTGACTACCAACTCTCGGGCACCGGGCCGATGCCGCTCATGCCCGAAGGTACCGCGCCGACTATCGATTCGATGATTCAGGGCGGCACGAAAAAGTACCTGCATCTCCAGTACGGTTTGATTTCCGAAGTCACTCGCCAGTTGATTGCTGACGACAAGTACGGAATCGTGCGGCAGATGCCCAAGTCTCACGCGCGCTCCGGCTTGTTCGGTCGAGAAGCAGTGTGCTGCTCGCTGTTCAACCTCGGCGGAACACTCATCACGACGAACGATGGCGTAACGCTGTTCAATACCGCGCATCCGTTGCTTGGAGGAACTCAGGCGACGGCGACAGCGCCGGGGATTACGAACATCATCGCGGCGGCGGGCACATATCCCAACCGGCCTAACCCAGATACGGACCTTGGCGACACGGCGTTGCAGCAAGCGATTAACATTTTCGCCCGTATGCCGGATGGTCGCGGTATCCCGGTTCACGTTCACCCACGCCACCTGATTCACCCGCCCGAACTTCGGCGCTTGACTCGCGAACTGCTCGGCTCGCCGGGTGTTCCCTTCAGCGCGGACAACGAACTGAACTGGCTGCAAGCGGAAAACCTTCAGGGCCTCGAACTGAACTACCTGACATCAACGTCAGCATGGGGCCTTATCACCGAGAAGTCCGGCCACCAGATGAAATTCTACGAACGTGAACCGCTCATGGCCGCGACGGATGACGACTTCAAGACGGAAGTTCTGTTGTTCAAATCGACGCAGCGTTTTTCTGCCGGCGCGACGGTTTGGCAGGGCACGTTCTTCTCGTACGGGCCATAGTCGATGGACGGAAACGGGAAAGCGCCCGACGTTACGCTTGCACTGACCTTCGACGCGGCGACGCGGCAAGTCGCAGTCAACGCGAACGTCGATGACGAGATGGTTTTGCTGTACATGCTGGAGAAGGCGCGGGATGCGATAAAAGTGTTCTGCGCTAAGAAAGCGGAAAATTCCCGCATCGTCCCAGCGACAGCGATGCCGACGATTCGGAACTAGGAGCTGCGCGAGAAATGGCACAAACAATCAACGCGAATCTCTTGCAGCAGCAGATGAGCCAGTTCAACGGTACCCGTTTCGGTGGCCTGAATCTGGGGCGCGGTGTTCAGAAGTCTGTTATCTGGCAGATTCTTGCGGCGGATTTGCTTGCGCTGCCGACAACCAAACTACAGCTCGTCGCTGCTCCAAACTCAACTCCCCCCGCCTCATCTGGTCAATCGACTTTCATCCTCATCCCTGGCGCAACGTACTTCCAGTACAAATTCAACACGACTGCGTACACGCTCGGGAACGCCGACAATACTTTTCAGATCGAATACACGGGTAAGGCTGTGGCTCTTGTGAGCCAAGCTGCAACGGGTTTGATGACGCTCACCGCTGACGCTGGTGTGAGGCCGACTACAGTAAATCCAGGCATCTTGACCACTGCAAATTCCGCGAATCTAGGGCTGGAACTGACGCTGGTTGGGACGACTCCTGCATTGACGCTCGGAGACGGCTTGCTCTATCTTCAGCTCGACTACACAGTCGCTCCAATCTTCCCGTAGAAATTGAGGAGAGTCCCATGTTGCATACCGGAACAGTTACGAAGACTTCGAGACTTCCCGAACTTCCTTTCCACGCGCAGTGCTCATGCGGCACTGCCGGATCGTTCATCGAAAAAGAACAGGCGCTTAACTATCTTCGCAGCCACGGCACGAACGTAGTCGCGCAAGGCGTCACCAACACTTTCAAGCTCGTGGACGATTCGGAAAAGCCGGAAGTGTTTCCGGGCAGACCGACTCCACACGTCGGCGGCATCGGTAACATGCCCGTGTCACACGCCGCACTCGCTGACGAGCAAGGACCTTTCGGGACTGACGCTCTGGCCACGAGTGAACCCGCGCGGCCAGCAACGGACGAAACCGATTATTCGTTGCCAGAGAACTGGAAAAAGAATCGGAAGAAGTAGCTGAGGCCGCGCTGTGATTTGGAGAGGCTACTGCGAAAATGTTTATTGGCCTTGCCAGAGATGTAATCGCAAGGTGCCTCTCTCGGATTGTAGTTGGTGTGATGGGTTACTCGTATGCCATCTTTATCTTTGTTACGATAGGGCGGTAAACGGTTCTTTTGAATTGCGGGTTGCGCGAGAGGCGAGTCGGGATAGAAACGAGTTGGTCCCTGACCCGAAAATAGTTAACCCGATCGACCCGATTGCGCAGCTCGAAAACGTGCCGCTCACTGCGGGGACTTGGTAAATGGCGAACATTCAAACAAACCCGTGGACGTTTACCAACGCCGACCAAGCGGTATCTACGGCCATCACGAGCATTGTCAATAACGGCGCGTCGGCGCTCGTCACCGCTACTGCGCACGGACTCACGACGAATCAGGCGATTAGCATTCAGGGCACGAATGTTTTCGGATGGCGTGGGGGCTATAAAGTCCAAGCGGTGCCCTCTGCGAATACTTTCCTCATCAACGTACCCGATGGGAAGCTGACACTCGCGAACAACGGCGCGAACGGGAATGTTCTCACGGCTATTTATCTCGATATGGCGCGGATGGAGCAATTGCTCTGGGACACGGTTGGCGCGGGACCACTCCTCATCACAAATATCATGGGCAACACGGAATGGAATCCGCAGGCCGTCGCGGGGCAAGGGCCGTACACATACGGGAAGTTATTTGCAGTCGAAGGTCTCGTGCTAAACACGATTCCGAGCGGCGTTTTGCAGATCACGATTGTCTAGGATGCGATGCCAGTCAAGATCGGACAGAATGGCACTTGGTCACAAGACTACGTTGGCCCTTACCAAGGCATCGACACGCAACACCCAGAAAATTTAATCGCTGACAACGCTTCTGCTTTATTCAACAACTTCATGTTGCGCAACGCAGAGCTGCGTTCGCGCCCTTCACTCATCAATCCATTTGGAATCGGCGTAAGTTCGGGGCCGACAAATCCCCAACTCGGCATCACGACATTCGTAGATGTAAACGGCACCTACCACACCGTCATCTGGGCCGGAGAAAATCTATACCAGTACAACCCGGCCTTGTTGCCAGCGCCTCCGTTTCAGTTGGTAGGACAAGCTGCTCCGGGCGACATGAAAACAAATGCTGTTTCGTATCGCGCGTTTGCGAATGCGATTTGGTATACCAACAAAGCGGCACTCATCGGCGCGAATAATTCACCGATCATCGACCCATTCTTAGGAACGTGGAACGGACTCACAGCCGTGCCGCAATTTACACAAGTTCAGTTCGACGCTTCTGTAACCGAGTCGTGCGCGGGTATTGCTCTCACGGATTCACCGTCTGTCGGTGGGTCACTCCCCGGCGCTCCCACTGTCACCGGACCTCTTGCAATCGGAGGACTGTATCTCGGTGAACTGAACAATCAGCTCATCCTTGCAAACGTTTCCGTGCTCGACCAGGGGACCGGAGTTATCTACTCGTTCCCAAACATGATTTGGTGGAGTGCGAACGGTTTGCCATTTCAGTGGGACCCGGAACAGAACACGAGCGCGGGATTCAACCCGTTTTTGGATGTGCCCGATTTAATCACTGGCATGGTCACACTCGGAATCGCCGGATATATTTTCCGCACGAATGGAATCACTCAGTTTGCCACGACCGGCAGTGCGGTAACTCCTTTCACCTTCGACCACATGTGGGCGTCGGACCACGGCATCGGAAACGTGCTGCCATTTTCGATTGCTCAATACGGGCCAGCCGCAGCGTTCATTTCGAATGACAACATATACAGCCTGAGCGTTTCAAGTTCGACGCCAATCGGCGGAACGGCGAGGGACGGCATATTTTCCGACCTGTCCGCCGCTTCCTCAGCACCGTTTGCGAATATCGTGCCCATCCTTGAAAACGGCTTCGTGTATCTGACCTACCAGATTTACATTCCGCTGGCGCAGTTGGGGGTCGTGAGGGCATGGATTTATTCGTTCGATGACAAGAACTGGTCGATTTGGGATTTGGGGCTTGCTGCAAATCCTCCGAGCTTGGTGCTGACGTGCGCGCCGAACGTGGTGTGATATGCCTGTAACTGCGGTAATCAGCAGTGTGAGTCCCGCCTCTGGCACGGTAGGGACAAACGTCCAGATCAACGGCTCGAACTTCGTGCAGGGCGGGCTGCATGCCGTCGTTGTGTTCAGTAACAACGTGAATGCAACGACCGTTTTTTCCTACAACAACACGCAGATTATCGTTGCCGTCCCTGCGGGCGCGGTCACTGGCACGGTGTTCTTGGAATTTCCGGGCGGAAACAGCAACTCCAAGCCGTTTACCATCACAACCCCGCCAACCCCAACCATCACTTCGCTGAATCCAAGCAACGGAGGAATAGGAATCGCGGTCACGATTAATGGAACGAACTTCGGACCCGCGCAAAACGCGAGCACGGTCACGTTCAACGGGATTGAGGTTACGGTTACAAGCTGGTCGCCCACAGCCATCGTTGTAACGGTTCCAACAATGGCGACAACCGGGCCAGTCATCGTCACAGTCGGTGGAATCGCTAGCAACTCCGAGACTTTCACGGTCACGAACCCTTCGAACGGCGGGACGGGCGCGCCGCTAAACAAGCTGCTGATTCCAGCGAATCAATTCAATACGCAGAGCGTATTTACTTTCGATACATTTGACTTCAATGATGAAGCTCTGGGAAGTTTCTACAACTACAAAGTGGAAGAGATTGTTCCGGGATGCACGGCGTCATGCACGCGCCAGATCATCACGTACAGAGATTTTGGAATCGCGACAGTGACAGCGACGCTTCAGGGAACGATTTCTCCGGTTGGCTCGGCCAACGAACCAACGCTCTCGTCTATCTCGGAAACTTTTCAGATCGGAACTGCGGGAGTCACGGAAAGGTATTTTACGATCATTCGCGGCCTCAGTTTGACCGCTCAGGATTTGCAGTACACCATCACGCGACAACCAAATGGCGGGACTGTCTGTATTTCGAGGACTAGGCTGCTGGGGCGCGTGGAATCGACACCGCTAGCATGAGGCCCCAACCCACATGCCTGGGTGAACTGAACCCCAAAAACCTCACGCGGCACAGTGAACGTCTGGCCAAAGTGTTGCTATCGAATGTGAACTACGGAACGACGATGAGTAACAAAGATGCCGACAACAATATGAACTGCTGGAAGTTTGAGGGGACGAGTCCCGGCGCAGCAAACACAGACTTCACGCTCCAGCACAATCTCGGAAGAATCCCAGTCACTATCAACGCGCAAGACACCACGAACGGGGGTCTCATCTATCGGTCGCCCGTAACCGCGTGGACAAAAACAACCGTGACATTCCGCTGTACAACAGCGAGCGCGAATTATAAAGTCATCGTCATCTAGAGGTGCTGAGTGTCCGCTAACATAAACGTCATCTTCCAAGGCATCCTCACGCTGGCGGATGAAACGCTGTCGAACGCCCCGTACACCAACAATCTGGATTTGCAGAATCCGACGCTCGCCGCGACGCAGGTATTGAGCGAAGGATTTCTTCAGGTGGCGACTTCTCCGGGCACAACGATTTCATTTTCTTTCAATGCGTATCTGATTCTAGTTTGGAACCGCAGCTCAACGAACACGCTCATCATAAACGTGAATGCTACCGGAGGGCCGGGAGTGCAGGAAGTGGGAACCATCGGGCCGGGCGGTATATTTGTTGTGATGGACCCTGCTCGAACAGGCGGCGGTTGGAATGGCTTGATGCTGGAAGCCAACGTAGCAACAGTCCCAGCAGCGGTAGTGTTGGCAGGATAGCGATGCCACTCTCACAACCAGCAGCGGCAACGATCACAGTCAACGACCTCATCAACAAGGTGAAGGCCGCGCTACAAAACCGCGACGATGTGAGCGAGACCCAAGTCAATCCAGAGATGCGTCCGTCCGCGTGGATTCGCGACACGCTGCGCGAACTGACCGCAAATTATCCGTTTCCAGAATTGCAAATTGCAGGGCCACTGACAACCATCGGACCGGGACTCGGCTATCAGGGTTCAAACTACATGTACCCGGTGAGCATGTTTCTCAACTCCGGGGATGACGTGACGCTCACGGAAGACCCGACAATTTTCCTAACACCGTCGCAGCAGCAAGCGGCGGTCATGCAAGGCGCGACGGCCAGCAAGTTTGTGGGAACGGCAAACGGCTCAGTCGCTTACCCAATGGATTATCTTACCGTAAAGGCAATCCAGCCGATGCTGTTCATTCAGGGCGGCATTCCATTTCGCTACACGCGCTACGGGAATATGTTCTGGTTTGGAACCCAACCGGGGACGAACTATCAAGTCTACTTGCCGTATCAAAGGCGGCATCCGTTCCAGCCCGACCTCGTAACTTCACCGATTTATATTTCGCAGGAGTGGTTCGATGTCGTCGCGTATGCGGCGGCAGAGCGCGGGGCCGTAACCTTACGGTGGACGGACATGGCCTCGTATCTCCACCAGCTACTATATGGCGACCCAGCCTCGCAGATGAAAGACGGACAACTCGCGCGGCCCGGCTTGATTGCTGCTAGAATCTTCCAACCGGAGCGTGATCGGAGACTGAGCACGGTTCAGATTTCTTGCATGGTATCGAGGTATTAATATGGCCTCAATAGTCAATCCCGCGCTGAGTTCTCTCTTCCCAACTTCTCCGGGTGGCTACGTCCCAACAAACGTCACAGGGAATCAAGTGAGCATTGGAAGCTCGCCCAGTTCGTCTGGCCAGAACACACTGATGCCTGCCACCGGAACTTCTAACTCTGCCCCGTCGAGTTCCAATCCGCTCACCGCTGGATTTTCTTCGGGCACTGTTCCCACTTTCGGAGCGAATGGGCCGGGACCAACGAGTCTCACAACTCCGGGCGCGGGACCGACAACGAACGTCGGGCAAGCGGCGACTTCTCCCATCGGCGGAATCTCTACGATGTCCGCACATGACTTGGGAGATTTGTACAGCTCACTTTCAAAGTCGTACGGCGAAGGACCAGCACACGCACTGCTGGATTTTCTGACAGGTGGAGCGGGATTCAACCAAGACGCGATTAGCAATTTGTTCGCTGCGATGCAGCCACAAATCGAACGCGGCACTGAATCTTTGGTGAACCAGTTTTCGGCAACGGGGAATCGCTTCGGAAGCGGAGCGCAAATCGGACTAGGCGACTACCTGTCACAAGTGAATTTGAACGAAGGGCAGATCGAAACGCAACAGTACAACAACGCGATTCAAAACTATCTCGGCGTGCTCATGGGCACTAGCGGACAAGCAGCGGAAACAAAAGCGAATTCACCGAGTCTGTCTGACACGCTATCGAGCGCGCTGAATCTTGCTCAGGCGGGCGGCACGGCGGGGCAGGCTATCTCTCAGGGGATTTCTGGGCTTAATTCAAACGCGGACACGGGCCTGCTTGACACGCTCGCGAGCGCGGCGGCGGCAATCTAATGGGTGACGCAGACAGCCAAGTCGTAGTGCCGGGTGGGGCGATTCCAGTTGCTACACCTCAGTTCGCCGGTGGCGCTGCGCCGGTCCCAGGTGGGGGAACGCCCGACCCTGCCGCGCAAGTCAGTGAGATGGCGAAAAAAATTATGGCGACGCTGGCGCAAAACTCTCAGCGCAAGCAATTCGCTGGTACGCCCCAACCGATTCCGGTTCCCGGTCAGCAAGACCCAAATGCGGCGCGACAGATTGGCATGAATACTGCGAACCCTCACGCATGGGGTAAGCAACGCCTGATGGCGGTACTTGCTACTTCGATTCAGAACGCCACGAATCGCAAGAAGCAGGAAAAAGTTTTGAAGGCGGAAGCGGACTGGACTTACATGTCGAGTGCGCTCAACGAACTCTATGCGGCGCAAGCGGCCAACGACCCGAAAGCGGCGGCAGCGGCTCAAGCTAAAGTCGATGTGGTTCTGGGCGACGATAAAAAGCGCAAGCAGATGCAGGAAGCGTTGATGCAGGATTGGCTCGAACCGTCCAAGACGAAAGTCTACGGAGACGCTCTCAAGTCGGTTGCGGCAAAAACAGACCAGCAGGCACAGCAGGATCAGAAGAAGCAACAGGCCGCTACTGGCTTGAAGGCGATGTTCCAGAAGTTGATGGGCAAGCAGCAACAGCAGCCTCAGCTAACCCCAGAGCAGCATCAACAAATGGTGCGCGAGATTCAGGCGAAAGCGCCCACGGCCACGACAGGCGGGACGAGTGTTAAGGATGAGCTGGACGCGGCCAACGCGGTCGAGCGATTGGCTCGCGCAGAGAAAGAACTGCGCGCGGCCCCGGACAAGTACGACTACAAAGTCATCAAGCAGAAAGACGGTTCTGAAATAATTGTCGCGGCGGACAAGACGGACCCGACGAAGCCGTACATCGAACTAAAATCGGCTTCGGGAGATACGGCCAAGCCCGGCGAGAAGAAGTACGTGGACGAGGGGAAGCTGGAAGTTATCGGAGGCCTTCCGACTGGCCGCGTGAAGCATGGTGGGAAATACATCAATCCCGGCCAAGATGGATACACCAAGGAAGACGAGAAGGCGATAGATTTGGCGATGAACGCGCAGGGCTTATCGCAAAAACAAAAAGAAAAACTGGTCAACCTGAGAGCGCAGGCAACGGCGGCAGATCGCGCGGCGTTCGTGTTTCACAACGTAGTCAACAAACAGACCGGCGAAGTGGGAGAAGTGAGCGCGCTGGAGATGGCCAAGAATCCCAGCTTGTACGGCGGTGCGTCCGAGCAGGAAAAAATCTCTGCTCGCGACTCCGTACACGAGAGTCTGAACACAAATTTTAAGGCGCTCGGTGACTCGCTCGACAAGTTGCCGAACGGACTCGACACCGAAACTCAGGTGCTCCTGAAAAAAGCACTGAGCGAAGACAATCCGGGGTTGATCGACACGCTTCTCGTAAACGAGGTGAAAGCGAATGCCTCCGACGAACTGTTGCAGTACATCACGAACATCAAACTCATGCAGGAAGACGTGATGACGCTGCGCTCGGTCGGCGGCATGGGCGCGGGTTCCGACTCGATGCGTCACGCGATGGTGCAAACCATTCCGGGGGCGGGGACAGGTTCCGTCAGAGAAGCGAAGATGCAAATCGCGGGGGCAAAGCGTACGAGCGATGCGCTGTTCAGTCGTCGTCCGCAATCGAAGTTGCCGGTTTCTGGCGGTGGCGACGAGAAGTCGAAGGGCGACGACTCGAAGTCGAAAACAGAAATTCAGTTCACGCCAATTAGTCAATAAATGGCCGACGCGCAACAAGTCGAAGTCTACAACCCACAAGGGAAGCTCGGCACAATTCCGTCCGGTCAACTCGACGCGGCGAAAGCAGCGGGCTACAAACCAAAAGCAGATTACGTGGAGGTAGTTCATCCGAAAACGGGACAGACGGGAATCGTTCCGAAAGATCAGTGGGGCGACGATAAAAAGCCGGGCGCTGCGCAAACGCAAGGCTACGTCATGTCACCGAGGGAGCAGCAGAGAGCGGCGAAGTCGAAAGCCTCTGCCGGAATGAAACCGTCGTATGCGGCGATGGGAATTACAAACGCTCCGACCGGAGCGGACCCGCACAACCCAGCGAATCCGAACGTGAATGCAATTGTTCCCGGCGCATCGCTCGCAAAGCCAGAAAACATGGAACCAGCGCGCGAGAAAGTTTCGACCGGACTTGCGGCGACGCAGGCGGGAGTTCTCGCTGGGCAAGGGATGAACGCGGGGGCTGGCGCGGTGATCGGAAAACTGACAGCACCAACGGTCAGTACGGAGATGGTGGAGTCTGGGTTGCTGGGGCCGAGCGGCAAAGCACTCTTCAAAGAAGTGACGAAATACGGGCCAAGCTCGATGCAGAAAGCTCTCGCGACGCCGACCGCTCAGGCGATTCTAAAAATGGTCGGGCACGGAATTACGTTTGGGGCTGGGTGGAAGCTGATTGAGGCGCTGGGCGGAAAAACAAAGGGTACACCAGTGCCGTAGCGAGAACGAGTGATCGCGGGGCCTCGGGCGCGAAGAGTGCGAAGATGCCAGCGACAATCAATACGCCGGTGAAAGTGACGAGACAGGACTTCATATCTTTCCTTGCTGCTTCGCCCAAATCACGTAAGCCGTCCAGTGGACCAGTGAACCCAGTGAAAGCGTTAGAATGATGTATGCGGTAGCCATGAGAGCTATGCTAGAATCCGCCTCAGAAGGCCGCTATAGTACGTTCGTACCGATTTTGAGGTGAAACCATGTCGCGCTGGAAAAAGCCCGAGAATCCGCCTGCAACCCTCACCCGCACCGATTCTGAGGGGTTGCCAGAGAACAAGACAGAGTTGACTGAGGCAGGGCAGCGAACGCGGCCACCGTTCATTCAGGGCGGTACATGGGGTGATCGAGTCTTCGAAGGCTCGCGACACACGTCCGACCCCAAAGCCCCAAAACTCCTATGAATCGACGCGCATTTTTCGGGACGATGATTGGCGGCGTCGCCGCAAGTGCGGCAGTGCGAACGTTCCCGTTTCGTGTCTTCAGTTTCCCGACGAACATCAAAATTGCGAGTCCGCTAGAATTTCCTGAATGGATGTACAGTCCGGTAGGCTATCTCTACGATAAGACTTCGAAAGAGGAACTTGCTCGATTTATGGGCACCGTCGAAAAGGATGAGCAGGGCTTTAAGCTCATTACGCCACAGTTTCACGGCAAGGTGTATCCGGCATTCTTTGAAGACGGCGCGGTGAGTGACAGGCTGTTCAGCGATGAAGACCTTGCGAAAGTAAACTGGGCGTAGTAGATTCTCAGTCGTCTGGAGGAAACATGAGCTTTCTGGGAACGAAAAGTGACGCGAAGAAATACGCCGAAGAAGCGGACGTTCAGCTCGACAGTTTGATGACGACTTCTCCTGTCGGCGCTGGCGGCGGAACGGATGCGGGCGGCGCCCCGATGTCGGGCCGCAGCGAGTTCACGAATGATCGGACCCGCACAAAATTTGTGGGAAACATGGGCGGCGTCAAACGAGAATGGCCAGCGGAAGGTGTGGGAAGTAAGTCCGGCGTCTGATACACTCTCGCGCGTGGATTGGCCGTACATCGCTGGCTTCTTCGACGGTGAAGGTTGCGTGTCCCGTGACCGCAATGGTCGCCCAGTTTGCACTGTAACGCAAACTGACGGCGACCATTTTGTTATAGAAAAGATTCAGAAATTTTTAAAAGACAATGGAATCGCCGCACCGGTCCAGTCGTACGATAAAGGCCCTCGAACGAAGTCTCATAAGAGGTTGTGCGTATCGGGTGCCTGCTCGGTAGAAGATTTCTTGTCGAATATCCTTCCGTTCCTGATTGTCAAAAAAGATAAAGCGACCGCAGCATTAGAACTCGTCAGGGGAGCAGGGCGCACTCGGTGGGCGCGGGAGTCGAGCGTAGAGTCCGCCGCTAGGGAATACGAAAAGGGAATCCTGTCTCTCCAGCAGGCCGAAGCAAAATACGGCATCAGTCGAAGAAGGATGCTTAGAAAACTCCACGAGCTAGGAATTAGAAAGCGCCACAGGTGGGAAAACGGAACGTGGCGAGACTCGAAGGGTAAATTCAAGCTCACGAGGCATCACGCGGAAATCATCAAATCAATGCCGCTGGTTTTGTTTCATGTCTCAGATGTTGCGGCGCTGTTAGATTGTCACCCGGACACGATTCGACTCATGCGTTCTGGTAAGACGTGGAGGAGTATCTGAGAATTTGTCTCGCTTCCGTCTACGGGGAAGGCCTCTGGCTCGCATGGAAAATGAGTCAAGAAGGTCATGACGTGTCGGCAATTGTCCAAGAGTCGCGTTACGCGGAAGCGTTGAAGGGCCTGGTAAAAGTTATGCCCGGAGATGGCGTGTATTCAGCAAGTGATTACGACCTTCTGGTCTTTGACACAACCGGGATGGGCAGCGACGCCGATGCCGCCCGTCTCGAAGTCCCAACGATTGGTGATTCGAGTCTGGCCGACACTTTAGAGAACGACCGATTGGCGGGCCTCGAATTCATGCAGAAGTGTGGTCTGCAAGTAGCACCGTGGGAAGCGTTCGACAATCCCGCCGACGCAATTCGGTTCCTCAAGAAAACGAAAAAAAGATATTGCTTCAAGCCGGTGGGTGAGCAGTCCGACAAATCCACGACGTACGTCTCGCGATCGTGCGAAGACATGCTCGAATACTTCGACGTGCTTTTCAGAACTGCAAAAGTGAAAGAATTTATTTTGCAGGAGTATGTAGCTGGAACGGAAGTGTCGCTCGAAGTCTACATTAACGAGACTGGCTACTACGCGCTCAACGCGACACTCGAAACGAAAAAGATGATGAACGGAGACCTGGGACCAAACACGGGTTGCTCCGGTTCTTTGTGCTGGATGATTGAACGTGAAAATGTTTTGTTCCAAAAGGGACTGAAGAAATGCATCGAGCCACTTCAGGAAATGGGTTACGTTGGCCCCTTGGATTTGAATACCATTGTGAACGACTCTGGGTGCTCGGCGCTCGAATTTACCCCACGCTTCGGGTACGATGCGACTGCTTTACTGACCCGGTTATTGCCCGTTTCCTTTGGCGACTTTCTTCATGCAATCGCGTCTGGACAGACAGTGCCCGATCTGACTCCGAAGCATTCGTTCTGCGCATCAACCCGACTCAGTATCCCGCCGTATCCAACAGACCAACTCCCCGATAAATTCTACAAAGCAGGCGTGCCCATCATCGGCCTCACCGAAAACAATCTCGACAAATTTTTCATCTACGATGTGAGACGAAGAATCGAAGAAGCTGACGACTTGGAGAGCGCGGGATTGTGCGGATGGATTGGGAGTCCGATGAGCGTCGGAGAGACTGTCGGCCAAGCATTTGAGGGCGTCTACCGGATGCTCAAAGAAGTGCGCGTACCCAACGGCCAGTACAGAACAGACGTTCACAGCAACACAGCAAAAAGATATGCAGAGCTTCGAGAAGGTGGATGGTTGAATCCGGCATGATGCCCGAAGCGATCACGAACGACGGCGACGAAGATATTTTGCAAGAAGACGACAGCGACGAGCCTGACGACGTTGAAGAGGGCGACGACGCGGACCTCGAAGAGTGACGGATTTTCCTTTCCAGCGTACCAGAACCTAGGTACTATGTGCGCGTATGCGACGCCTATGCTTACTCGCACTCCTAGTCCTACTGTGCGCGATTCCGGCGCACGGGCAATCCACGACAGTTTCTGGGACGATCACGGATTCGGGTGGACAGGCGTGGGGTTACGGGAGCGTGCAATTCGCCTTTCGCCCCGCCGCTTCGAATCCAACGGCTCAATACTTTTGGAATGGTTCTCCGTTTAGTTCGAGCACGACTCTTCCGTCGAATCCGCAAATACTGACAAGTGCGGGAGCGTTCTCTGGACTCTCGATTCCAAGCAACACGGCTATCTCTCCATCTGGAAGTCAGTGGGCAGTCACGGTCTGTGCGGCTGCGTCGATTCCAACTTGCTACACGCAACTCCTGACGATCAGCGGAGCGACGCAAAACATTTCTTCGCAAGTTGTTCCTCCACCAGCAATCGTGAATCTCTCCGTTCCTTTGCTCGGAGCAAAAGCGTACACCGATGCGGAGGTCGTCGGCGCGGCGTCGGGAACATCGTTTTTCAATATCACGCAAAATGCGTTGAAGGTGTGCCCCGTCGCGGGGTACCCGCCTTGCCAGTGGCAGGTCGTTAATCCGTTTCCGATCATCATCGTCCCCGGCATGTTGCCCTCGAATGCGATGGCTCTCGCGTGTGCTCAGGGCGGCGGGACAATTCTCGTCGCGAACGGAACGTATGCTGGACCTCCAGGCTCAAGTTGGTGCAATAACCTCATCCTCGCGGCCATCAATCCGAATCAGCCGGACATCTGCCTCGAAGCACTCGGCGGACATACGAACTGTCCCAGCGCCGGAACGACGATTCCCAACGTAAAATTCACTTACAGCAACGGCCTCACGATTGCGGACGTGGCGAACATCGGGATTCACGGAATCACGCTCGATTTCACGGGGAGTGCGAGCGGAAATGTGACGATGGCCGGAGTCGCCAAAGGCGATTTCGATATGACCGTCAACAATTGCGTAATCACTTCGCCGTGCATCATTTTCGGCGGCACTGTAGCGAACAACGGATACGGGAACCACTTCGGGTATCTCGGTTTGGCGGGCGGTAGTGAAGGGTTTGTGATGCAGGCGGGTGGCGGTCACGCATGGACCGTCAACACCTACGACGTGGTTCATATTGGTGCGCTGGCTCAACCAAGTGGGACTTATACTGCTGCGGACTTCAACTCACTCTGCGACACCCAACATCTCATAACGGTCGGTTTTTGGGCCAACCCGTCTGTCACCGCAGCCAACGGCGTAGTCTTTAACTCATTCTCCGCGACTGCGGACAGCGATGCCAACAGCATCGTCATCGAGCTTTTCTTCACGACGGCGAATAACTTCACGTCCGGCACGGGCGTAACATTCAACCCGTCAAGCGGAAATTACGTCAAGACGGGTGTGATGAACTGGGGCAGTTTCCCGAATCCAACCGTACCCGCGTGCCCGGCTGCTGGCGCGGTCGCGTGCGTGGCGCAAGGCGGGCCGTCGAACTCTCCCAATGGAACTTGGATTTCGCTCGATGCAACCGCGACTCGAACTTCCGTGATGTACAGCGGCGTGAAGTATCCCGCGGTGGTTCCTACAGTCACCTATAAGACCGGAACCGGCGCTGGGAATTATACGAGCACCAACACTGCAACATTCGCGGTTGTGGACGCGACGAATCAAGCTCTTACCGTGACCATTCCGGTGGGGATGAAATTAGCGGTGTCCGCGTCTGGCGCGTGCGGCCAAACGACGGGAATAGACACGAACGGCGCGAAGGTTGCGATCTTGGACGGTGCGAGCATTTTGGTGCAGGAAGAACTTACTGCACCGTCAGTCTCGGCCAGCATCGCGTATTCGTTGCAGGCCGTCGTTGCCGGAGACGGAAACAGTCACACAGTGCAGTTAGGATTTGCGGGCGGTACAGGTCATCCAGTGTTCATCAACAACGTGAGTGCGAGTTTCGTTCCGTCGATGACATTCCAGTTGACGGCGAGTAATTAGGAGTGCGGATGCAACTAGCGAAAAGACTCATCCCCGCGATTCTCTTCTACCTCGCGTGCGCTTTTGTTGCTTCGGCTCAGTCCACAACCGTCTCTGGAACTGTGACGGATGCCGGGTCGCAAGCGTGGCTGAACGGGACGTACAGTTTTACGTTTCAGCCGAATCCCCAGTATCCAACTGGGCCGTATACGTGGACGGGCGGGACGCTCAACACAACGATCTCCGGTTCGTTGAACGGTAGCGGGGCATACAGCGTTTCGATTCCGTCCAACTCTGCAATTACGCCAGCCGGGTCCACCTGGATTCTGACGGTCACACCGAACGCGAGTTCGAATTCGTTTTCAACGCCGCGCACAACGATCACAGGCGGGACGCAGACGCTGAACGTCACACCACCAGCCATTGCAATCAACTGGAGCTTGCCTCCTGGACCGGCGCTAAGTGCCTACGCGGATTCAGAAATTACAGGGACGCTTCCACCAGGAGCAGAATATTTCAACACGACTGCGTTGCTGACGCGTGTCTGGAACGGGTCAGCGTGGGGCAATCAGGGCGCGGGTTCTGGTGGCTCTGCGGGCGGGGCCACCGGAGATATTCAGTTCAAGAGTAGTAGCGGAGGCTTTACCAACGCGGCGGGAATTTTGGCGGGTACCAGCGCATTTTTGCACCCCAACGGATCAATGGGGTTCACATCCACAAATTCGATTGTATTCAACGCTACAGCATCAACGTCCACGATGTCCTTTGCTGCGGGTACAGGTGGAGTGGCTCTAAGCACAACCGGGAACGTCGCCTTATCCGCCGGGGCGTCCGAGTCTAATACGCTAACGATTGGAGATTCGATTTTTCAGGTGGTAGAGGCAACCGGGAATATTTCGCTAAATGCCACTGCTGGGACCATTGGCCTCGTCGCCGGTTCGGGCTTCGCAGAGGCAGTAAACGGCGTCCTTGGATTCAGCGATTTAGGCACAGGAATCACTGTCGGAAGTCCGACAGGTGGACCAGAAGGCGCGGGCACACTCAACGCCACAGGACTATTTGTCAACGGTGTAGCGGTATCCACGACTGCAATTTCCGGCCTCACAACGAATTGCATAACGAAAGCAGCGAGCGCAACTTCGCTAGCCTGTTCACTCGCGACCGACAACGGCACAACGTTTACCTACACAGGGACAGGAGGAATTGCGTCAGCGCCAAGCGGGGGAGTGGCCGGGAAGCTGAGTCTCAACGGCTCAACGAGCGGGACTTACACACTCACCGCGCCAGCCATCGCAGGAACAGCCACAAACCCGGTGACATCCTCCAACGTACTCGCGCTACCGGCTGGTACAGCGGCTTCACCTGCGATTCAGTCGTCGGTCACGCAGGCAGGGTGGCGCTTCAATGGGAATGGGATCGTTTTCGATGCTTTTGCGGCAGACATTCTTTCCATCGACAACAACGTCACCGGAGAAATCAGCGTTGTCAGCACTGGCTTACTCGATTGGGCAAGTGGTTCAAATCCGCTAAGCGGTATTGATACGGGGTTGTGCCGTGCGAGTGCTGGTGTCGTTGAGGTAAGCAATGGTTCCACGTGTAACAATCTCGGCAGTCTCATCGTCAATAGCGAAGTTATCGGCTCGCCTACAGGCGGCAACGAAGGGGCAGGGACGCTGAACGCCACGGGACTGTTTGTGAATGGCGTAGCGGTGGGGACGGGTAGCGGGACTGTAACGAGTGCCTCTTTCACGGGCGGATTGATCTCCGTCGCTACGCCTACGACAACTCCAGCTTTCACCGTAGCAGGAACGAGCGGAGGTATTCCGTACTTCGCCAGCGCGAGCACGTGGGCGAGTTCAGCGGCACTTACGGCCAACGTTCTGGTAAAAGGTGGCGGAGCAGGCGCGGCACCTTCCAACTCCAGCGTGACGGACAATGGCACAACAGTCAGCACGACGGAGACGTATCTGTCGGCGGCGGGTACTGGGTCGGCACCCGCTTATTCGTTCAATACGCAAACCGGCAGCGGCATGTATCTTGTAACCGGGAATAGCGATATTCGCCTTGCTCGCCAAGGGGCTGACATCATTGCGATTTCTGCGAGTCCGGCAGGATTGCAAATAAACGGCAGCAATTCACTGGTGCTTTGCGCGGCGGGTTTTTCACCGTGCGATGCAAACTTTTCTCGCCTATCTGCTAGCGTAATAGGTGTCGGTACAGGCGCGGTCGGTAACGTTGGTGGCAGTCTTGAATCCGCGAAATATCTGACCGGCACGAATTGCTCCAGCTCTGCATCCCCTGCGGTCTGCGGTTCAGCGGCGGCAGGCAGCGCAGCACTTCCTACCAACGCCGTTTCCAGTTCGATTGTTGTGAACACGACCGCTGTCACTGCCAACAGCCAAATTTTTGTCCAGTCCGATGACACACTCAGCACAAAATTGGGTGTGACGTGCAATTCTACGGTCGCAACACTGGTCGGCGGTCTTACCATCTCAGCGCGCACCGCTGGGACATCTTTCACCATTGCAAATAACGTCGCGGTTGTGACGAACCCACTGTGCGTAAACTATTGGATTGTCAACTGAATGAAGAATCGTTTCTATTTCTCACTCTTATTCCTACTTGTGCTGGCTGGGAACCTTCACGCAACAAGCTATTTCATTGCTCCAGCGTCGGGAGGCGGGTCGGACTCAAACAACGGAACATCCCCCGGCACCCCGTGGCTCACGCCGAACCACGCCGTTAACTGCGGCGATCTTCTCACAGCGGCTGCGGGTACGTATGCCGAAGCCAACTTTCGACTGGGGAATTGGGGAGTCGTTACGTGCCCTTTGGCGAACAATGTCGCATGGCTCAAGTGCGCTACCTTCGATGCCTGCAAAATAGTGGTCACGACGGCGGGACACGATGCGCTGGGCATCTCGCAAAGTTTCTGGGGCGTGCAGGGGTTTGAAGTTCAGGTCACGACATTTTCAACAAATCAGTGCTTCCAGACATTCCCGCCAAACAACACGACTCAGATTCACCACATTATTTTCGCGAACAACGTGGCAAATGGTTGCGGAGACGGAGCGTTCACTGTAGGCGCGGCAACAACCACAGTCGGCGTCGATTACGTGGTCATCGTCGGAAACATCGCCTACAACGGCGCACAAGACAACACCAACTGCTACAGCGGCATCGACATGGTTTTCCCTGTGAACTCCGATACGGTCGCGGGCACGCATATCTACATCGCGGGGAATTATGCGTGGGGCAACGTTGACCCGAACCCGTGCGGAGGAATCACTCCGACTGATGGACATGGCATTTCGCTCGACAGCCTGAGCCAATCCAGCTACTCCGGCCAAATCGTAGCCGAGAACAACATTTCTGTCTTCAACGGAGCATCGGGATTCCAGAATTTCTCGAACAATGCGGGCCTCGCCTTCGTTCGCCAGAATACGATTGCCGGAAACCAGACCGGAACAATCAACGCGAACCCTTGCGCAGAACTGACGATCAACACCGCCGTAAATACGAACGTCTCGCGGAACCTCGTCGCGACAAACGGCCCGACAGCCTGCGTTGGTGCGGTAACTTTGTGGGCGTTCGGTGCTTCTTTTGACGCCACGTCGGATACGCTGACCGACAATTTTCTCTACAGTGCGGCGGGGAACAATTTCACCACCAGCAACACCGTCGTCTCCGGTAACAAGATGGGCACGAACCCCAACTTCGTAAATCCAGTCCAACCCGGAGCACCAAGTTGCGGGAGTTCTTCGAGCGTACCGAACTGCGTTGCGACCATCGTGTCAAACTTCGCTCCGCAATCCGGGGCAGCACTGAGCTATGGCTATCAAACGCCATCGACAACGGCAAACGTAAATCCATTTTATCCCGCGTGGCTTTGCACTGTGACGAATCTCCCGACTGGACTTGTCACACCAGGATGCGCGATATCGAGCGGCTTGACCAACGGGAGTATCCTCAACGGGTCCATCGTCAACTAGGAGCAGAAATGAAAAAACTGTTCTTCTTGCTGTTATTCGCGACTGGCCTCCACGCTCAGTCCGTCCAAATCCCCTACGCAGGCTCCGCCCCCTACAACGGGAATATGGCAGTACAGGTGAACGTGACTGGGTTACCGTCCGGCTGCACGGCAGGCACACCGACCTACGCAAACGCGACAATCACGGTGCCGGTGACTTGCGGGGTCGTTCCACCTCCCGTTGGAACGAGTTGCGCAAGCGCGAGTGTGCCGGCGAGTGGGTGTGGAATCGGTTCGACTGTCGCAGTGGTGAACAATCCCGGCAACGTACGCGGAACTCCCACGGCGGGCGGAGGCAACGGGCCTTTGATGGGAACTCAGCCGGGCGGCGCAAAGGGCGTCATCGTCAGCAATCCGGTCCCTCAGTCAACGGCGGGGAAGGGTTGGCAGGTAGTGAACTTCGGCGCACCGAATTCGTGCAACGCGGCGGGACCTTACTCGCAAGGCTG